GAGCAAAAAGACTAAAGCATGGAGGAAACAATGTTTAGATTGGGCAGATTCTAAGACTTTTTTTAATTATAGCCCTGTCAGAAATTCAGTAATTCATAAGAAGATAAATTATGATTTAGTGAATGGTAAATTACATATGCAGGACCTGGAGATTATTCTTAATCCTGAGCAAGTAAAAGAAAAATTTACTCCTAGTTCTATACAACATTATCCTATTATAAATAGTAAGTTAAATGTACTTAGGGGAGAAGAAAGCAAAAGGTTATTTGACTATAGAGTAGTTATCACCAATCCTAATGCTATCTCTGAAAAAGAGAATGATAAAAAGGAGCAGGTGTATGCAATGTTACAGCAATTAGTAGCCAATCAATCACAGAGTGAAGAGGAGTACCAAAATAATCTTAATAAATTAGGAGATTATTTTACCTATGAATGGCAGGATATGAGAGAAGTAAGAGCCAATAGTATTCTTAATCACTATGTGAAGGAGTATAATATACCTCTTATATTTAATGAGGGGTTTATGGATGCTATGACTATTGGTGAGGAAATTTATCAATGTGATATTAGAGGAGGAGAACCTGTTATTGAGAGAGTTAATCCTCTTAAAATAAGAGTATTTAAATCTGGCTTTAGTAATAAGATTGAAGATGCTGATATTATAATCTTAGAAGACTACTGGTCTCCTGCTAAAATAATAGATGCTTATTATGATGTATTAACAGCTAAAGACAGAGAGTATATAGAAAATGGGCCTCCTACAACTTTAGGTAATACTAATGATGTTGGAGAGAGGGATGAAAGACTTGGCTTTGTGAATAATCATATGTTAGATGATATTATTGACAGTGATGCTATGTTCTTTGACCCTCTAAATATGTTTAGTGGTGCTAATAGTTCTCTACTTCCTTATGATATTGCTGGTAATATCAGAGTTTTGAGAATGTACTGGAAGTCTAGAAGGAAGATAAAAAAGGTTAAGTCTTATGATTTAGAGACAGGAGAAGAGGTTTATAACTTTTATCCAGAAACATATATAATAAACAAAGATTTGGGAGAAGAGGAATGGATATATTATATTAATGAGGCTTGGGAAGGTACTAAGATAGGTGAAGATATTTATGTAAATATGAGACCTAGACCTATTCAATATAATAGACTTAGTAATCCTTCAAGATGTCATTTTGGTATTATAGGTTCTATCTACAATTTAAATGATGATAAACCATTTAGTATGGTGGATATGATGAAGCCTTATAATTATATGTATGATGCTATCCATGATAGACTTAATAAGGTTATAGCAAGGAATTGGGGTAAGATAGTACAGCTAGATTTAGCTAAAGTTCCTAAAGGATGGAACATAGATAAGTGGCTCTATTATGCTAAACATAATAACCTTGCTGTAATAGATAGTTTTAAAGAAGGTAATATAGGAGCAGCTACTGGTAAATTAGCAGGTGCTATGAGTGGTACATCAGGAGTTATTGATGCAGAGTTAGGTAATATAATACAAGGTTATATAGCAACTCTTGAGTTTATTAAAGCAGAGATGTCTGATGTAGTAGGTATTACCAGACAAAGAGAAGGTCAAATTAGTAATAGAGAAACTGTTGGAGGTGTAGAAAGGTCTACTTTACAATCTTCTTATATCACTGAATGGGTGTTTACTATACATGATGATGTTAAAAGAAGAGTTTTAGAGTGTTTCCTTGAAACAGCTAAGATAGCTCTTAAAGGCAGAAAAGAGAAATTCCAATATATATTGTCTGATGGCTCTATGAGAGTTACAGATATAGATGGGGATGAATTTGCTGATGCTGACTATGGTTTATTAGTAGATAATGGTAATGGTGTTCAAGAGCTTAATCAGAAGTTAGATATGTTAGCACAAGCTGCATTACAGAATCAAACTATAAACTTCTCTACTATAATGAAACTTTATTCTTCAGCATCTCTCATTGAAAAGCAGAGATTAGTAGAAAAGAATGAAAATGATATAAAAGCTTCTCAAGAACAAGCTCAACAACAACAATTACAAGCACAACAAGAGCAAGCTCAAATGATGTTACAAGCTAAAGAACTAGAAGCTAAGCAAAAAGAGGAAGCTAATATTAGAGATAATGAAACTAAAGTATTAGTTGCTAACATCACAGCTAATGGTTATATAGAGGCTTATGATGATGATGGTATTGAAGATACTTATAGTGAAAAAGATAAAGCTAAATTAGCTGAGGAAATAAGACAATTTGATAAAAGACTGGCTCTTGATAGAGAAAAGCTTGAGTTGGAAAAACATAAGGTAGAGCAAAGTAATGCTATTAAAAGAGCACAGCTTAAGAAAAAGAATAATTAATAACTAACTATGGGTAAGGTAAAAATTATAAAAGAGGGTAATCTTATTGGTCACTCTACTAATCCTGAAGAAAAGATATACCCTGTTACCACTACTGAAGCAGTTTATATTCCTGGTGTTGGTAAACTTACTCCACATATTCATCCTAGAATAATAGTTACTGAGGATGAGATGGAGGAACTCATTGCTACAGGTCAGCTTAAAGAAGGGTATGATTATGCAACTTATGAAGATTAGTGATTATGTTATATGATGGTATAAATAAACATAAAGAAGTAAATAGTATGGTACTTGGTGGTAAAAGAATCACCAAGTATTATACTGTTATAAATCATACAGCAAGACTTATATGGGAAGGCATTAAGAGCTGCTTTGGCAGTGGTTGGTGGATAAATGATAAGCCTTGGGTTAATGATGAAGGTTGGAAAAACTAATATATAAATTATGGCAAAAAGAAATAAAAAAGTCAGCTATAACCCTATTGAAAGTATAACTGAAGATTGGGGATTAGACAGCAGAAATCAATTACCTTATAGCGGTGAATCTGTTCAGGAATTTATAAAGTCATCTTTAAATTCTAAAATAGGCTATAGAAAAATATCAGATGAGAGAGAATCTGATGGTTTTTATCACACAAGGAGCTTTGCTAGTAAAGCTACTTATGATAAATGGGTTACTACTAGAGAAGATTCTTTAGTATTACAAGATGAGATATTACCAGATACTCATCAACAAGGAGCTAGTTATATAGTGAATCTAGAAACAAAATCTAATACTAATAAGATAGTATCTTTAGATGGTACAGTTAAACTTCAACTAAAATATACTTCTAAAAAGTATAATCCTATAGATAGTTCTACTAGTCATTTTGATGAAGTAGGTACTTTAATAATAGAGCATAGAACTTCTTTAGTAGGTAGTTGGAGTAAAGTTGCTTCAATCTCAATCTCTTCAAGACCAGAGGATGATTTAAACTATGATGAGATAGATATTACTAAATACCTATTTAATGGTAATCAGCAATTAAGAGTAAAAGTAATAGGAGAGTCTTCTCAAGAAACTACTTCATATATTACTTTTAAGGATATAGTATTAACTAAACTATCTCTAAACTATGCTTATAATTGGGAATTACCTGTAAATAGTAATTTAATTCCTTTATTCTATTATATTAGTGGAGCAGTAGATAAAATACTCAAAATAAAGTTTTATAACTTAGATAAGAGTGAATATCAAGAGTTTACTTTTGACTTAGGAGAAGCTATTTATAATGAAGCTCCGTGGTCATTTAATGCTGAAGTTGGAGAAACTTTTTTACAAAAAGGAATCCATATAATAGAAGCTTATATACAAGTTAAAAATAGTGATATTGTCACTGATACTGTGGTATCTCAAATTATGCTAGGTAGAGTAAATCCAGGAGAAACTTACATAGCTATTAATGATTTAGTTAATATTATCATTAACTTTGATAAAGTAACTGTATTTAAATATGCTGTATTTAGTACTGATAATAGTGAGTATATAAATATCATCACTAAAGGTACAGAGGAACTAAAAAATGATGGAGATAGAGTAACAACTAATACTAAGCTTGAATATAATACTATCTATGATATTGAAAGTGATTTGTCTTCTATAGATGCTACTATTAATCTTTATAAGGAACAATCTAAGTTAAGTGAGATTCCTGTTACTATTAGTAATAAATATAGATTTACAGCAGTTCCTAATCCTGACTTATTTATCAATCCTAAAGTAAGAAGTAATAATAATGGTAATAGAGCTACTATTATTAATCACAATGGTAATAGAGTCATACCAGCTAGCTTTAATAATTTTAACTTTATTAATGATGGTTGGATAGAAGATGAGGATAAAAATAAATGTTTAAGAGTACCTAGAGGAAGTTTCTTAAATATAAACTATGAAGTATTTGAAGAATTTAAAACTAATCCTAGACAATCTCTAACTATAGAATTAGATGTTAAGACAACTCAAGTATTAAGTTATACTGACCCTTCTATAAGAATATGCTCTTATCAAAATAATAATCCTTTGGGATTTGAATTAAAGCCAACTGAAGCAGTATTTATGACTGCTAATAATAAGGTATATAAAGACCAAGACATAGCTTTTCAGGAAGGAGTTAGAACACATATAGCTATTAATATAGTAAATAACTTAGCTAATTTAGGTAAAAACTATATTAGAATATTTATTAATGGTGTTATTAACAGAGAAATAGAATACTCTAATGAGGATTCATTTATAGGATATGTAAATAATGTTTTATCTTCTCAGGGAATTAGATTAGGTTCTAATAACTCTTCTTTAGATTTATATAGTCTTAAGGTATATAAGAAATTGTTATCTGCAGATGATATAAGAAAGAATTGGATAGCTTCTCTTTCATCTATAGAAGATAAAATTAAATATACTAAAGCTAATAATATATTATCTGATAATGGTACAATCTCTTATAGTAAAACAAAAGAGTTATATAACTGTTTAGTATGGACAGGACATGTACCTTCTTATTTAAATAAGAGTAGTAAAGATAATGGAGGTACTTTATCTATAGAGATTATAGGGGATGATAAGCATTCAGGAGTTATTAATAACTTAGGTATTAAAGGACAAGGTTCATCATCTAAGGGTTATTGGAAATGGAATCATCAATATAAGATGAATAAAGATTCAGTGTTCTTAGATAAAGAAGGTAATAAGCACAAAGGTTATGCTATTGAAGATGATTGTCCAGAAGCTGTTAAATTAGTTACTAAATTAAATTGGGCTTCATCAATGCAATCTCATAAGATGGGAGAGACTTATGCTTATAATGTATTATGGAAAGATATTATAAAAGCAAGTGGAATACACTCTGTATATCCTAATGCTAAGGTAGCTATTATACAAAAGCCTTTCTTCTACTTTATCAAGGAAACTCCTACTTCTGAACCTAAGTTCTATGCAATAGTTACTTTTGGTCCAGGTAAGGCTGATAAACCTACTTTTGGTATAGATAAAAAGACTCTTCCTGACTTTCTTATGTTAGAAGGCTCAGATAATGGTAAACCTCTTACAGAGATGAGAGTACCTTGGTTAAAAGATGAAGTAACTTATTCAGCAGAAGAGGAAGCTTATATATATAATAATGAGGTATCATGGGACTATGATGGTGGAGACCAAGATAAATTAGATTATTTCATAAATGCTCAGAACTTTGTAGTTACTCATAATACTAATATACTACCATTCTTAGGTACTTATGAACAGTTAGTAGCTAATAAGACTTTAGATAAGGATATTCAATATTGGATAACAGAGCCTAGTGGTACTCATAATAAGTATGATTTATTTAGATGGGATTACATCACTAATACATGGGTAAATGCCTCTACTAATAAGACTGGTGGTAAATATGAAATATTCAATATAAATACACAATGTGGTAATATTGCTATAGCTAATAATACTGAGTCTAATAATAAGTTTAAAGAGTGGAGAAAAAAAGACTTTAAACAAAAATTAGGTACCTATTATGATATTCCAGACTTATTATTCACAATGAGTGAAATGAAGAAGATAGCTGCTTCTGATAATAGATGTAAAAATATATATCCTTATTTGGACCCTATATCACATTTAATTAGATGGTATCAAGATGATGTTGATACTATTATAAATGCTGATAATGTTGGTAGAAAGAATAAACCTTATTATGTTGAAGAGCATGATATAGATAATTTAGGTAATAACTATTGGAATGGAGCTAATCATGTATTATTTAACTTAGTAGAAGAAACTTATCCTAATGAGTTAAAAGCTATGATGAAGAAGATATTAACATCTATGGCTAAATTAGGAGGTTCTATTACAGGGTTTATGCAGAAGTACTTCTTTAGTACTCAAGAATATTTCCCAGCAGTTGCTTATAATGAGACAGCTAAACTATTATATGAGGAAGCATCTAAAGCAATGTCTGATGGTAGATATAGTAATGCTACTCCTCCTATTACACAATCTCTTGGAGACCAGCTTCAAGCAGAGAAACAATGGTGGAAACAAAGAGAGGTTTATATGTCATCTTATGCTTCTTATGGTGAGTTTGATGTTAGAGGTCCTGGTAGTTTAATGTTTAGGTCTATTCCTACTATTAATGGTAATAATCCTACTTTTAACTTTAAAGTAACACCAGCTATGTGGTTATATGTACAAGGTGGTGTGGGACAAACTTTATTTGGCGGTATAAGAACTAAAGCAGGAGAAACTACTGACTTATATAACTTAATGGCAGATGGTAATACGGATGTATTTATAAATGGTATAAACTACATTAAATATGTACAAGGTCTTAGAGAGGCTTCTTTAGGAGAAGTATTTACTTTAAGTAGTGCTAGTATGACTAAGTTTAATATAGATAATATATTAGAGAATACCACTCAGTTTAGACCTTCTAGTATGATTCTTAATCTACCTGTAGTAGATACTATAGAAATTAATAATATTACTACAGTTCAAGGTACTTTAGATTTAAGAAAGTCTGTACTAGTAAGAAATATAAGCTTAATATCTAGCCCATTCTCTACTGTGCTATTACCAGAGAGTAATAACTTAACTTCTTTATTGATGCCTGATACTATAGAGAAAGTGTCTTTAAAGAACTTAATTAATTTAGCTAATAGCCAAAGTAATAAGACTTTTGTACAAGATTTTAATAAGGTACATACTCTAGAAATAGACAATTGTCCTAAAATAAATCTAGTAATGTATTTAGAAGAAGCTTTAAAACAAAGTAAGAAACTACAAAATATAACTCTTAATAAAGTTAATATGGTAGATGTAACTCCTACTTTATTAAGCTCTCTCTTAAAATATAATGTAAGTATTACTGGTAAAATTAAAGTACTTGGTAATATGGATTATAATCTTAAGTATGCATTAATGCAGAAGTTTGGTAATATAGATGATGTAAATAATTCATTATATGTAAACTATAGTAAGGTAGAGATTAGAACTATAAGTACTTCTAAAGTATTATATATAAATAAAGTAGGACAGACTAGATTACTCTTCAAAGCTTTACCTATAGAAGGTAATAATATTAAGAGCATTACTTATACAATGGCTCCTAATAATTATGCTACTATTAGTAATGATGGTGTTATTACTACCACTCTAGTAGGTAATAAAGTGGATAATCCCTCTACTACTGTTACTACTACTTTGACTACTTTAGATAATAAAGTTGTAACAGCATTAACTACTGTATATTTTTATACTAGAGATGCAGAAGTAGGAGATATAGTATATTATGATGGTACATACACTTCACCTGAAAACATAGATAATACTAAGACTCCTATTGGATTATGTTTTTATGTTAATCCTGAAAATCCTTTAGATAGAAGAATGGTAGCTTTAAATAGTACTACTTATAAATTAGGAGAAAATCCTATAATGTGGGCAGGTTTACTAAAAGACCGAAATAATAATATTAATATAGTATTACAAGATGACCCTACTTATGATACAGGGGTTCCTATTGATTTAGTACTAAATAATAAAAGTTATAGTTCTATATATCCACGTGTGAATAGTATATACGCCCCTTCATTACCTCCTGAACAAATAGATAAAGATGGTTTTAGAATAGGAGGATTAAATGATAACTGTTATATGGGTAACTATACTATACATATAGAAGAAGGTATAGATAAATATAAGAAAGGTGATAGTATTCCATTAGGTCTTTATAATACATTAGTGTTTATTAGACACAGAAATAAGATATTTAGAGATAGTGGTATTAATATACCAATACCAAGAGCAACTTCTACTGAAAGTGAATTAGAGGTATTAAGAAAGAATTATTTGAAATATGCAACTAACTTAGGTTCTGTAACTTCTGCAGAAAGTAAAGTAAAACTAAGTCTTTATTATATCATATTTTCTTATGCTTATGCCTATGAACCTACAGTTAAAGATGATGAGGTTTTGAATAATAAATTTAAAGCACATAATTGGTGGGTCCCTTCATCAGGAGAATCTATGAGATTAGTTTATTATGGTAGTGTTCAATCAGGTAAACCTGACAAACATAATATATTTACTAAAGCTTTAAATGCAGGATTGAATTTAACTAAGTATCAGGGAATATCTAGTGTACTAGTACCTGGGCAAACTCCACCTTATGGTGAATATAGAATAGTTAATAGGGATTACAGTAAGAACAATTTTGTTATTTTAATGTACTGGGCTTCTATACTTAATCCAGCTAATAATTATGAATGGGGTTTTACTAGTTATAGTGATAACCAAGGACAACCAGTATGTTCTTTTTAATTTATAAATATAACTTTCAATTTTAAATTTAATTTAATTATGGAAAAATGTCCTTACAGAGTAGCTACTTATGTAGCACAGGGTATTAAGAATGTAATGTTTACTTTCTTTATTAGAGAAGAAGGTGATAGAGAAGTCTATGAATCTTTAAGTCTTCCTATTTACAATTTTAATGTTATTAATGTTACTGATGCTATTATAGAGCATTATTACAGTAAAACAAAGATTGATAATATTATTAGAGATTATAGTTTAGACCCAGAAGATGAAGATTATCTTGAGGAATATAACAAGCTTAAGGAATTAAAGAATAAAGCTAAGAAGGAAGCTAAGTTCTTAGTTCAGTATGCTAAGGATAATAATATTAACTAATTAAAATAGGTAGTAGGGTTTCCTACTACCTTTATACTATTATGAATTATGTGTATATTGCAATAGTATTATCTGCCTTAGTGGGAGGTATTTACTATAATTATAAGAAAGCTTTACATTATAAAGGTATGTATGAGATAGCCCAAAGTAATGTAAAAGCTTATGAACTAAATGATAAGAGTAAAGCTATTCTATATCAAGTCTCTTTACAAGAGTTACAAGCTTCTAATGATTCTTTAACAAAAGAATTACTTAATGTTGCTAAGCAACATAAAATAAAAAAGAAAGCAATTAATAGTCTAGCTTATCAAACTAGTACTATTGCTAAGACTGATACTATAATATTTAAAGATACTATATTTAAATATAATGTAGCTATAGATACTACATTACAGGATAAGTGGTATAAGATGTCTTTATCTTTAAACTATCCTAATAGTATTAAAGTCAGTCCTTCTTTTGAAAGTGAGAGATATATTATAGTACATTCTAAAAGAGAAACAATTAAACCCCCTTCTAAGATATTCTTTATAAGGTGGTTTCAAAAAAAGCATACTGTAGTGTATGTAGAAGTGGAAGAGAAGAATCCTTACATTACTATTAATAAACATAAATATATAAAGGTACTCAAATGATTACTAATGAAATTATAATAGCACTTATAGGAGTTCTCTCTACTGTTATAGGTACATGGACTTCTTGGTTTTTAGCTAGAAAGAAATATAATGTTGAAGTAGATAGCTCTTTAATAGAGAATATGCAAAGGTCTCTTGACTTCTATATGAGATTATCAGATGATAATAAAGATAGACTAGAAGAGGCATTAATGAGAAATGAGAGATTAGAAGAAGAGGTACAAAGACTAAAAGAACAAGTCAATGACTTAATATTTCAATATCAAAAATCTTTAAGAAGACAACTTAAAGCTAAAGATGAAGAGATAAGTCGAATTAAACATAATAAAAAGAACTAAGATGGAGTTAACACTACATAGAAGATATAATGGACCTACTTATACAGTAGGTAGTTTACTAGTAGATGGTCTTTATTTTTGTGATACTCTTGAAGATAAGAACAGAGGTCTTTCTAGTACTATGAGTCTTGAAGAGATTAAGAAAATAAAGATTAAGAGTGAAACAGCAATACCTTATGGTACTTATAAGATAACTCTTAATGTAAAAAGTCCTAAGTATAGTAATCTTAGTAAGTATAAGTATGTAGCTTTTACTAATGGTTATATCCCTAGACTTATAAATGTTCCTGGTTTTGAAGGAATTTTAATTCATGCAGGAAACCAAGATAAGGATACTGATGGTTGTATCCTTGTTGGAGAAAATAAGGTAAAAGGACAAGTTATTAATAGTCAAGCTACTTGGGTTAAGTTATATAAATTAATGCAACAGGCAATTACTAAGAAAGAGGATATTACTATTACTATATTGTAATGTCTGTAAATAAAAAGATTATAGTGTATAAATGATTTTATTTATAATATTGTATACACTATAAACTTTGTTTAATTTTGCATAAGTTTTTTAAAACTAATATAGGAGAATTTATATATGGAAGGATTAGATTTAGACAATATCCTAGATGAGACTGAGATGAGTCTTTTTAGTGATACAGACACACAGGAAAATACTCCTCCTGTTAATGAATCTTCAGAAGAAGATAATGAAGAGAGTAGTAATCAAGAACAAGTAAACACTGCTGAGGTTGACCCAAACTCATTATTTGGTGAAGGTGAATCAGAGAGCGTAGGTAGTGAAGAACAAAATAACAAGGAAAAGGAAGACCCTGACTCTAATGAAGGTAAAAGCACTTCTCCTAATAATGACTTCTTCTCTTCCATTGCTGAGGCCTTAACAGAAGAAGGGGTACTTCCAAACCTTGACCAAGACACTATTAAGAGTATTAAAACTCCTGAAGACTTAAGAAAGGCTATAGATAATCATATACAATCTAGTCTTACTGAGCAACAACAAAGAGTCTTAAATGCATTAGATAATAATGTAGAACCAGATACAATAAAGCAATATGAGGGAGTATTAAGTTATCTTGATGGTATTAAAGAGGAAGACCTTAAATCTGAAAATGAACAAGCTGAAAATCTAAGGTCTAGGTTAATATATCAAGATTATATTAACAGAGGATTTGATAAAGCTAGAGCTGAAAGAGAAGTTAAGAAAGCAATTGATAATGGTACTGATATTGAAGATGCCATAGAAGCTCTTAATAGTAATATAGCTTTCTATAAAGAAAGCTATAATAAACTTCTTGAAGATGCAAAGAATGTTCAATTGGAAGAAGAGAATAAAAGAAAAGCAAGAGCAGTAAAACTAAAAGAAGATATTTTTAGTGACAATCAAAAATTCTTTGGAGAAATCACTTTGGACAATGCTACTAAACAAAAGGTGTATGATAATATATCAAAACCTATTTATAAAGACCCTAAAACAGGTGAGTTTTATACAGCAATACAAAAGTTTGAGTCTGAACATGGTGATGAGTTTCTTGCTAAATTAGGTCTTATTTTTACTCTCACAGATGGCTTTAAAACCTTAGATGGTTTAGTTAAAGGTAGAGTAAAAAAGGAAGTGAAAAAAGGCCTAAGAGACCTTGAAGGTAAGATTAATACTACTTCTAGAGATGCTTATGGTAATCTTAAATTTAGCTCAGGAGTAGATGATAAAGAGTCTTATCTTGGAAAGGGTATTAGACTTGCATTATAAACTATTAGAATAATTTTTAATTAATTAAATTTATGGCTGTAAATTTGCTAGGTAAATTTCAAACCAGAGAGTTTTCTTATTGGAAAGGTTTGACAAAGGATAATCACCTTGGTGCTATTTTTCAAAAAGCACCCCAAAAAGCAACTAACTTGATGGTTCAACTTTTAGCTTACCAAAGAGGTAAGACTTTAGACACATTACTTAATCAATTTCCTACAAGAGAATTTGAAAATGATGAAGAGTATACTTGGGAGGTAATTGGTTCTTCTAGAAGAAATATCCCATTGCTTGAAGCAAGAGATGAAGATGGTGTAGTAGTAGAGGATAATGGTAAAATGATTGGTGCAGGCACTGCTCCTTTCTATTTAGTATTCCCAGAAGATTGGTTTGCTGATGGTGAGTTCATTGTAGGTAATCTTAATGAAGTTTATCAATTCAGAGTTCTAGGTGATGCTAGAATGGAGGGAACTAATGCTGTTTATAAGGTAGAGCTTGCAGGAGGTAATACTGAAGGTGTTCCTGCTGAAAGATTACTTGCTGGTGAGAAGTTCTCTATTGAAGCTGCTTTTGTTGAGAGTGAACTTTCAAGAAAAGTTGGTGATGTAAGATTCAATTCTAGTGTGGCTATGAGAAATGAGTTCTCAACCATTAGAATTCAACACAAAGTACCAGGTAATAAAATTAATAAGAAACTTGCTGTAGGTATTCCTGTAGTAGATAATGGTAAAGTTACTACTATGAATATGTGGATGCACTATGTTGACTATGAAGTAGAACAGCAATTCTCTGACTATAAAAACAATGCACTTGCTTTTGGTAGGTCTAATAGAAATGCTAATGGTGAGTACATGAATGTTGGTAAATCAGGAGTTTCTATTAAGACAGGTGCTGGTCTTTATGAACAAATGGAAGTTGCTAATACTATGTATTACAATCAATTTAGTTTGAAACTAATTGAAGATGCT